ACTGGTGACAGTTTGCCTAGTGGACTGCTTTCGTCGGCTCAATCGACTACAAACGTGATTGGAACGACTACGCAGTATTCATCCAATCTAAGCCTTAATAGCACAGCAGCTTTAAGCGTTGGAATGACAATCTCAGGACAGGGAATACCAGTTAATACGACGATTACAGCGATTGTAGACGCATACAACGTGACAATGAGTAGCGCGGCAAATCTTACTGCCGTAAATTCTACTTACAGCTTCTCGTTCTACTATTACGTTGGATTCAATGGCGGATATGTTCAGCCAGCTAATCACAACACCTTTAATGTCTACAATTCCTACAACAACGCTGTTGCCGGAACATCTACTGGCCTTGTTTCAATCTATTCTACTGGAGACGCCGTCCTAAGTAGTTTCTTTGTTGATTCAATACTGCCTCCTACGCTTGTTAAGAGCATTCTGCACATTGAGAAGCCTGTAACTGTAGGATATGTCAGCTTGTATGCCTATGATTATGGTCGCAGCAACGATATGGCACTTGTGGGTCAATATCACCCTTCTGAGACAAACCCTAAGTATCGCCGAATCAGGATCGGAAAGCCATGTGCATGGGTCAGGATCATCTATAGGATGGCACACCCAAACATCACTAGCGTATACGATTATATCCCAGTAGAGAACACTCGCGCAATTATGGCGGCAGTTCACGCTGTGGATCTGGAGGATAAGGACTTCGAGGAGCAGAGCAATAAATATTGGGCAAAAGCACTCGCATATCTTCGCAACCAGCACGAAAGCATGACAGGACACGCTATGGAGCCAATCCAAGTCAACGGATTGACCTACGGCGATATGACAGATCCTGTAATCGATTCTATCTACGGCGATATTGTTGGATAATGAAAAGCCCCAATATCACTTCTGGCAGGCAAACTAAGTCTACGGCAGCGTGGATTCATGGAGTAAACTCGGTTCGCAACCCTTGGACGCTCCCAGAGGATCAATTCAAGTGGGGGGTGAACGTAAACTGCCGTGGAGGACTAGTCCAAACACGCAATGGGTTCAAGATGCGTCTTTCTTTGCCTAAAGGTAACTTTCAAGGAGGAATTATCTTTAATGCAAATAAGCAGTATCAGAATTCCAGCACGGTCACCAATCTTTCTGGCGTTACTATTAGCAATGAGGCATCTGTGTTTGATGTGAACGGAAACCCTGTTGTGGCATCGGACATTCCATACGCAATGTTCTGCGTTGACGGGAAAGTTTATTATTCTCCATTTCCTTTGACTCAACCTGATAATTGGGACTCTTACTTACTTTCAAACATTCAGCTTGACCCAAACATCAAAAAGGTAAATTTCGTCATTGGGACTCAGAATGCAACTATTGACAACAATACCAATAGCACGGTTGTTCCATCTCATAGAATCGTAATTATCCAAGATGGAATTAATCCGGCTGGATACTGGGATGGATCAGATAGGACAGGTCAGGTATCAGCCGATATGCCAATTGGTTACTGGATGGCATTTTCTGGAAATAGGCTTTGGGTAGCAACAGGAAACATCATTGCAGCATCTGACTTAGCTAATCCGCTGGGATGGGCTGAACGAAATCAAGGTGCTGGGCGAGGAGACTTCAGTGTTGCAAGGCCAGTTACTGGAATGCGTGATTATGTAGGCCAAAACAACGATACAAAGCTGTATGTGTTTACCAACCAATCAACATATTCACTTTCAAGCGGCGTTCTTGATCGCGCACAATGGCCTAATACTCCTAATTTCCAAGCTACTCTTTACCCTACAATTGGATGCGTTGCAGGTGACAGCATAGCGTTCCAAGCTGGCATGATGTGGTGGTATTCACAAGGAGGATTAGTCAGTGTTGACGTTGCAACCGCTTCATACCTATCTAGTCAGGTTTTATTCAAAGACATTGAGATGGCAAAGGCGAAACGCCTCATGGCATCAGATGTCAGCGGTATTTGCGCCGTTTCATTTGAGAACTATTTGCTTTATTCAATCCCATACTTAGAGCCTACAAACAGCGTAACAATGGTTTTGGATTACGCATCTGCATCGGAGTGGAATCAGTCAAAGTCGCCTGCATGGAACGGTGTGTGGACAGGAATACGCCCCGTTGTGTGGTCAAGTAACGTCATTGATAGTCAGACTCGCGTATTTGCATTTTCGGTTGATTATGCCAGCACATCGGATGGATCGTTTAACCATATCTGGGAGGCATTCATGCCAGAAAGATACGATACCTACCTTCAAATCAATCAAGGCGGAAGGACTGAGGAAAGAGTGAATAGGATTTACTGCCAAATGGAAACGGGTCTTCTAGGTGATGCGATGGACATGAAGCAGATGGTTTATGGCGAGCTTGATTGTTCACAGATAGCCGGAACGGTTGACGTTAAAGTGTCCTATAGGGGAACGAGGGGATCTTACTCAGACATACTCAATACTAGGCTTTTAGCAGCTACTGAAGGGTATCAATACGACACCAGCAACTATTCCAAACAAATAGACCAACTGGGATTCTTGCAAACTCAATCACGCAGGCTTGTTACTGAAAATGTCTCTAGGTCAGGAGGGACATCTTGCGAATCAAACTACACTTACGATGTGGACAAGGCATTTAGCTTCTTAACCGAATGGTGCGGAGCGATGGGGGTAGATTCGATACGAATGTTCTTAGATCCGTGGCCTGATATTTCAGTTGGAAAGCCAAGCTATAACGAAACGCAATATTGCGTTGTTGCAGAGGATGGATCTAGTGAGTTGATTGACCTTAATCTTGCGCCAGTAGAAAAAGCTGCTACTGCATTAAATTCATGGTCTAGCACGCAGACTAGAACAGTCACATATCGCTGCTGCAATCCGGCTGTATCGGTTACGGCAACGGCATCATACGTCAGTTACACATCCCTGCAAGACGCACAGACTCAGGCTGGAAATTTGGCTGCACAAGAGGCCCAAAACTCTATTAATAATTACAAAGTCGCAAACAACTGTCCCCCATGCCCTGCATAATTACAGCCAGCGAGCCAATCAGCTCCTTTCCTAATCTGTACATCAGCCCATATGGAAACGATGGGATTATTCCTTTATATTCAAGTATTCCAATTGCTTATGAAACAGCAGGAGAGTGCCTTCCTTGTGTATTGTGTGGAAACTCCCCTACTCGCCACCAGATCATCTCTAATGAGAGTGGAATAGGTGTAGGATGTGGAGGCGGAGGCGGAGGCGAAATTATTACTATAATACCATCGCCAATAATCGTTGGGACTATATTTACAGGAGCAATTAGTCAAGATTGGTATAACATAGCAAATTGGACAAACAATGATGGAGTACTGGCGACTATATTACCGAATGAAAACACTAGTGTAATAATAAATGCTACATTCACATTCGCATCTCCAGAACCGATAGTTAAAAATGCTATTTTTAACTCTTCAAACAGTAGTAATTTAACTGTTACTCAATTTGCTACTTTTACTCAAAATAACTCACACAATGGAACCATAACTGGAAATTGTATTTTTAATAATTCCTCATATTGTTTTGGGACTGTCGTAGGTACTGCAGTATTTAATGGTACTTCTAGAAATGGTGCTCAAAACAAGGTAATTACTGGGTATGCAACTTTTAATGACTACTCATTAAATGATACCAGAGGAGTTTGTTTATCTGGGGCTAAATTTACTGGGCATTCACGAAATACTTATCTTGTATATGGCGATACTATTTTTCAAGACAACTCATCCAATGAGGGTAATATACAAGATGGTAATGTTACTGTATTCTCTCCAGTTGAAAATCCTTTGGGTGGATATGTCATAAATGGATCTATAACTTACGTGGGCTATTAAAATGCCATCCATCCAAACAGCTTTGATCTCGGTGACCTCATTTCCGAATGAGTACGCGTCTCCGTTTGGGAACGACTACCTATAAATTTATGAAGTCCCAAGTAACCTACAAATTAGTCCCACACGGCACTCAAGAGTTCCAGCAACTCCAAACCTTTGCCGAATCGTTCGACCACAAAATTGTTCCACATCCGCAGATAAATGTTTACGCACACTATCGAGATGATATTTGCTTTGGATACAGCGATCATGTGTTTGTTCCTACTATTTATCCAGCTTTTCATCCGGCATTAACTAGGCCAAGGGACGTTATTCAAGTTATGAACGACTGGAGAACACACACACAGCTTTCTGGAAAAGTTAGCTATATTGGTGTTCCAATTGAAACTGACACTCACAGAATGAACTTCCCAGAGGACACAATGAATAAGTTAGGACTTGTCAGATTGAAAAGAGAGATCTACTCTCCAGCTTAATTATGGGCGGCTCAAATCCACAACCTTCTCAGTATATTCCTAAGCCAAATGATGATCTGGCTATTGCACAGATGTCTAATCAATCACAGTTAGGTCAGAATGCATTAGCTAACCAAGCTGAAATGCTTAAACTCACTTCTGCAATTCCTCAAACTGCATATACTCCTAATGTATATGGGCCTACTGGTCAATTAGTTCAGGCAAACAAAGTAGCTGCAATTAATGCGGCAAATAGCAAAAAACTAGAGGAAACTCAGAATCCTTACGCAGCACAGGCTAGGGAGGGACTTCAAAAGATGGCAGCTCAAGACGTTTCTCCAAGCTATTGGCAGAATACAATGAGCCAATACGGAAAGCAAACTGGACTTGTTTAATAGTATGGCTAACGAAGATTCCGCTCCTAGCTACTGGCAGAACCAGCTTAATAACTGGACAAAGACTAAAGGTCTTGAGAACTACCTTGGTTCCGGCTTGCAAGACAGCACAGTTGGACGCAGTGGTTTTTTTGATCAGGCAACGGCACAGGGGCAAGCTCTTCGTGAGGCTGGGGCAAGGCAGGCACAAGGAATCATCGGTCAAGCCCCAGTAGTAGGCATTAATCCGTCTTCTGGAGCAGAACAGCTTCAGGGAGCCAGCGCACAGCAGGCAAAGCAAGGAGTTGCAGGAATCAATGCAGCAGTTCAAGGAGGACAAGGCCAAGCTCAATCAACTCAGGATTGGATTAATCAAATGATGGGATCTCAATCGCAAGCAGTAAACGCACACAACCAAAACTGGCAGAATTATCAACAAGCCATGTACACAGGAGCAGTTAATAACGCTGCATCACAGAATGCTCAACAAGGTCAAATGTACCAAACGGGCGGTGCGGTTGCTGGAGCTGCGCTTGGAGCAGCAGTAATCATTTAATGAAAAACACATACACACAAACATTAATCACTCAAACAAAAGAAAAAGCAAAACAATGGATAAATAGGTGGCCTAAATCGGCCGTCTTGTGGAGTGGAGGAAAAGACTCTACTGCATTGCTTCATTTTCTTAAATTTGAATGTGATATTGACCTCCCAGTAATTCAATTTAGGGAACCTTTGTTTCGTGAGCGTTATTCGTATAGCGACAAGCTAATAAAAGATTGGGATCTTGAAATGTATGAGTACCCGCCGTCAAAGGTAGCATTAGCTGATGGGCCTGATGCGAATACAGGTGAGATGCGCTTTGATCTATTGAAATATCAGCAATGGGGAGAAAGAAGCGTTGTTTTATCTCTTGGAACAGAACGTCCTATTGGTGATGAAAAGTACCTTTGCGGAATAGATTTCCTAGGCCGTCCTACAGGCAGTTTTAATTGGCCTTGGCAGGGTGTATTCATCGGGACTAAGCAGTGCGATACCGATCTTATTAAGGGTCACGTTCCCATGTCTCAAGACATCAGATATGCGGAAGGATCTCCAATTAGTTTGTATTTGATGCGTGATTGGGACGACGATCAAATATTTTCATGGCTTGTAGATAACGGAGTATGCCCAGATATGGACAGGTATGAATGCATTGATGGGAAATGGGGTCACAAAACTGACAAAAGCAAAAATGCAGACTATATCCCTACTTGTCTTAACTGTATTGACAGACACCAAGCTGGCAAACCAGCATACTGCCCAAAGCTAAAGGCAACCATTAGCAATATGTCTCATATGGCTCCTTATGAGGACGTTGTTTTTGAAGATCTTGGATTTAGGCCAATCTGGAACAAATAATGTACGATTGCCAATCTTGTGGTGCTTGTTGCTCTCACAGGTGGTCATGGCCTTTACTTAAAAAAGATAGGTCAGACGCTAAGAATATACCAAAGGAGCTTGTTCGTGAAGATTACCCATTAATGAAAACTATAAATAATAGGTGCGTTGCATTAAGTGGGGAAATAGGGTGCAATGTTTCGTGCAACATATACAACGACAGGCCATCAGCTTGCCAAAAGTTTGAATCTGGATCTGATCTCTGTAAAGAGGCTAGAGCAAACGCTGGTTTAAAAGTATAATTAATATTGATCTATACTTAGAAACCTATTAGTTTTCCAAGTTATGGGAGGAGCCAATCCAAACGATCAAATTACTGCAACACATCTTGATTTCAACAAAGGTGATGGGAATGGCATTCCTGTAGCATCAGTAGATAAGAAATGGGATGTTCAAAGCGCACATCCAGAAGCCGTGACACAAGGAATAATTAAAGGAATTGGTTCATTAGCTACATCGGCTATTGGTGCTGGTGCAGGAGCAGCTGCAAAAGGTGCTGGTGACGCAACAACAGCATCACAGGCAACTGGAAATGTTGGCCCTGTAGCATCTAGCACACCTTCACCACAAGGATTTACAGATGCAGTTCAATATATGCGCCGTCCATCTATGCAAAACTACATGGATATGAACGCCCCAGAAAAATTCTCATTCAACTACAACCAATAACCAATACTACTATGGGTGGATCAGGAGGAGGAGGGCAACCAGCCCCAGCACCAGTACAAGACAACAGCGCAATGCTTGCTTTCTTGTCTCAACAACAGGCGCAACAAGCGGCGGCACAAGCAGCCGCTCTTAAAGCTCAACAACAGGCAGTCTACAACGCTTCAGTTCAATCTGCCACTACAGCAGGTCAACAAGGCGCACAGCAGGCCCAACAACAGCTAGGATTGCAAAACCAATACCAGCAGGCTCAAGATGCGGCTGCGTTGCAGGCTCAGAATGCTGCGTCTCAAGGCCAAGGTGCTTCAGCAGCAGGCGGGGGATTTGATCTTGCGGCGGCACAAAAGAACCAGATGTCAAATCTAGGAGCAGGAGCTGGATACCTTTCACCTACGGCAGCTAATCTTTCATACTCTCCAAAAACAATGAATCCAGCGGCTACCACAGCAGCAGCTCAGACACCATTAGCTAATGCTGGAGTTACTGGTCAGAACCAAATAGGTAAATCCGCAACAACTACGCTAGGGGGACATTAATATGGGAGGTCATGGAGGAGGGCAATCATACCAAGCACCAGCACAAGCACCAGATAACAGTGCAATGCTTGCCCAACAACAGGCTGCTGCCAAGGCTGCGGCTGATGCGGCTGCGGCTGCTGCTTTGCAAAAGCAACAACAGGCTGAGTACCAAACAAGGCTTACTGGCGCACAAGAAATTGGGAAAGTCGGATCTCAACAGGCTCAAGCACAGCTCGCAAGCACTGGACAAGCTCAACAGGCTGAACAAACACCAATTGCACAGGCGGCAACGCAGGCCGGAGGATCTGGATTTAGCTTGGCTGGATCGAAGCAGGCAGCACTAGGCGCAGTAGGAGGGGGAGGCGGAACTTCGATTGCCCCTATTAATGCGGCTGCTCAAACAGCAAATACAGGTGCTGGAGGACAAGCTGCTAAGGTTGCAAATATGAACCAGACCAATAACGCAACTCAATTTACGGTTCCACAAACAGACGGCATTAAATTCGGCGGCTCCTAAAAATTATGGCACTAGAAACGCAAGGTTATCAATTTCAGGCTCCAATTCCTGATCTATCGCGAGAGCATCCACTCACTTCGTTGAGAAGTTTGTCGTTTTCTGGTGGAACAAATAACCCTGTCAACATTCAGCCGCTTGCCGGATGGAAAGTAGAGTCAGCACATCCTGAGCAAGTAGCTATTGGAGCGATTCAGGGAGCTGGTGCAATTGGTCAAGGAATCACGGCTGCATACATGAGTAAGCAGGCCAAGAAAGAGGAGGCTGATAAATTGAAGAAAGCACAAGATCGCGAGGATTCATTGCTTACTACTAAATTTGGCAGGGATAAGGTATTGGCAGGCATGAAAAGCGCGGAATCTGAAGCAAGACTTCAAGAAGTCATCCGTCATAACCAAGAAGTGGAAGAGCTTAAAAGGCGCATTGAAGAAACGGGAGGGAATAAAGGAAAAGGCGCACTTGCCAAAAGAAGTATTTTTGGTGATCAATCTCAAACATCACAAAATACTGATCAACAGGCGACTGATCAACAAGCGACTGAAACTCCTCCAGACGCAACAAAAAAACCGACATTTTTTGGAACTTCTCCACAAACTGAGTACATGAAAAAGGGTTCTAATGTCACGCCAGACGGAGTGCCTCTTACCATGACAGAAGAGCAGACAAATATTCTTGCTGGACTCACTCCTGACATATCACAGCCATCGAATCAACGTATGCTTACTGCTGATCTTTCTGGATCAACTCCGTACACAGGATTAACCGATCAAGCAGCTTCTAATATATTTGCTAATTACAACGCATCATCTGACCCGTTTGGGTTTGCAAAATCAGCTCCATTGCAAAATCTTCAAGCATTAAGTGAAGATGAAGTTAAGCAACACTTTTTAGCTGGTGAGACTGCAACACAAAAACAATTTGGTCAGCTTCCATCACAGAATTTAACGCCATCACAAATTGCTAATTCAGCATTGAAGAGGTCTTATGGATTTGATGGAATTTACCCAGAAGACCAAGCAAGGGCTTTTATTGAATACGCACAAGCTAATAACCTTGCAATTCCACACGTTGCACAAAAAGCTGATGGAATAGAAGTAAAATTCCCTCAAGGAGCAACGCCATTGCAATCTGCAAAGCAAAAGAACTTTGACAGCCTTCTTTCTATGCGTGCAGTAAAGACGCTTCAAAGTGAGCCAAAGCAATTTGAGTCAGAAAATAACGTAAAGAATTACACGGGACAGCGTGGACTCATGCAGATGCTTGTTCGTCTATCTCCAACATACGAGTCTGCCATGAAAGACCCAAACCATAATGCAATACCTGCTGCTGGTATGGCACAGCTTATGGCTCAAGCTGAAACGGGAGGGGTTCCAACCGTTAGTGCGGTTTCAGAATACCTTCATAGCCAAGGGTACACTGACACACTTGAGCAAATGAAAGCTAAATACTTAGCCGGAGCAAAAGAATTGCTTACTCCACGCCAAACAACTCAAATTTATGAACTTCTTCTTGAAGAGGCAAAAGCACAAGCATCACTTGCAAACCAGACAGTTGCTTCTTGGCAAGACACATATAGGGGGAGGGGTGTAAAAAACCCAGAAAAGTATATCGCTCCATATATTCTACCAAAAACCAAAGATGATGCCACAAAGGAAGTAAGTGACATGATACCTGAAATAGCAAGGGCAAAGCAGGAGCGAGATAGGGCTGAAAAGTCAAAGGACATGAAGTCATTTGCAGATGCAGATTTTGAGTGGCGTGAACTGAGCAAAAAAGCACATAGTTTACAGGAAAAAATTGAAACATCTACTGGTCATATAATTAATAGGCATGAGATTGAAAATTCTCGTCAGGGATTTTTATCTCCAGTTCCAGTTAATGAGCTTGATCCAGAGGCGTTCCAGATGTTGAAATCAGGAGAGATGGGAAATCTTAACCTAATGGAACAACAATTTTACATGGGCGGAAATACATCCAATTCAACAGATGACTCAGAAAAATAAATCTTCATGGCTGACAGCAATGACCCTCAATCTTTAGAGAGCAGGCTAAATGCCGTAGCAGCCCCGAAGGATCAGCCTCAAGTTGATGTAATCAAACAAAAACTGAACGAAGTAGCTGCACCTGCAAATGAAAATCATTTGTCGGAAAGGCTAAATGCCGTTGCTGCCCCTGTGGATAAGGCTGCTCAAGAGCAAATATCTAATGATCAGATTCAATCAGCAGCATTTGGAGTTGGAGGCAGTATTGCGCTTCCATATATTCACGAATCATTACAAAAGAATGGGCCTAAAAATGTAACAGAAGAGCAAAGGTCAGCAATTGCATCAATCAATCCAGAGCAAAGGCATGGTCTATTAAAGCAACATCCTTGGGTCTACAACAGCATGACCCCACAGCAGCAAGATGAAGATTTTGAATTTTCTAGGAAAGCGCAGCCATTCACGATGAAAGACGCTGGTGAGGCGGCTAGTGGGTTAGGTAATTTCTTCAAGGACATGGTAAGCAAGGGTGCTGAAGTTTCATGGGATGTTGTTGCGGCTAATCTAACAGAGCCATTAAAAGCAAGAATTGAGAACATTCCACATAACGACAGGGTTAAGTTGGCAGAAGAAAAACTTGCGAGAGATTCAGTAAATTTGGGAGGTTCTATTCCGTCTGGTATTATTGATACCACACGCACTATACAACGCTTGTTTGGTGGCGAAGATCTTAATGCACTTGTTAACCCAATACAGCGTGCAATTCAGCAAGCTGCCCCAGTAATAGGACAACAATTAGGAATACCTATTGGAGTTACCCAGAACATTGTAGGAGTTCCACAGCAGCAACAGATTAATCCTTGGTCAGCAGTTCCTTCTACTGGATATGCGCCTTTTGATTTAGTAACAAGATTGGCTGAAGCGTCATATAGTAAAGACGCTGGCAGTTTTGCAGCTTTGGATAGGTTCAATGAGGCGGCAGGACTTCAGGACAAAGATCAATCAAAGACGCACGACCACATCAGAAAAGTGTACAATGCTATTGAGGGAGAAAAAGACTGGAATGCATCAGTCGGTCAAAACCAAGTATCTCCTTGGGCAAAGATGGCATTCTCTGATGCTGGTCATCAGGCTATTTTGTTTAGGGAGAAATCAATGCTTCCTAGCGCACAATTTATTGCAGACCACGATGGAATCAGCTTGCAGGAAGCAGACGCAAAGCGAGACAGGCTGGCTGAAGAAAATGCTACCAAGGCAACCATCCAACTGGCGAGCGAGTGGAATAAAAACTACGATCCAGCAATGGAAATGTTCGGAGGTCTTCTTTTGGGAGACGCAGGAATGGGAGAGGCCGGACTTGCTATGGGCGCACTGAAAGAAAGCGGAAGCCTAATGAAAGTCGCACAGACGCTTGGTAAGACTGACCGAGAAGTTTCTGCATACTACACGGCATTGCAAAAATCTCGCAAAGCAAGAGATCTTGAGATGCAGGCAAAGGCTTCTCGTATGCCTTGGTGGGGTAAGGCCGCTGGTGGAGTTGAGCAAGTTCAAAAAAACATATCAGCCGCTGGTCAGGGAGTGTTTGAAAATCTTCCTCCTTGGGGAAAGACTGTTGCACCGCTTGCATCAAAGGTCGCGGCAAAAGTAGGTCTTGGAGGTCTTGGAGGTGGTGTTGGCGCATTGCTTGATCCAGAAAATCCAACCAAAGGTCTATTGGAGGGAGTTACGTTCGCAACGGCACTAGGGATTGCTCCATCAGTCATTAGGTCTATTGGAGAGGCCAAGAAAACAATTGGAGCAGGAGAGGGTAAATTATTTACTGAGGTTGCCAAAAGCCCAACATCATCTCTTCCTGCAAGAGTTATCTTCAACAAGGCAACTGGCCCAACAATTGACTATTTGATAGAGAACGGAACTACTTTAGCTAAGGCAGGAGTCAATCTTGGTGCGCTGTCTGCTGTCACATCAACTTTGAATTCTGATGACCCAGAGGACTTCAATAAGGCAGTAGCCGAAGGAATTGGAATGGGAGTTGGTTTCCATTTATTGCATGGAGCAGCCGGACAGATTCACGGAAAAGATCCAGCTCAGGAGCTAAAAAACCGCAAAAAGCGTGATGCAGAAATAAATATTGCCGTCAGCAAGGCAAGCCCAGCAACTCAAGGAGTTCTTGAGCAAGTCACAAATTATCAGACCGCAATCGACAGGGTTGATCACTTGGTAGGAAAGAGCCAAAACAATTTAGCAAGGGCAATACAAGGAGGAGACAAGAAAGCTATAGATGAGGCTTCCAAAGCATTGAAGAATGCACAAGCAATCCAGAAAGAGGTTCTTAGGGCAAACGTCCAAACAAGAAACGAGTATGGAAGGTCGTTCCTGTCTACATACGCCGACATGAACAGGCTTGCTAATGGATCTCGTAGCGTTGGACAGCCAAACGTGAGCATAGAGATCTTAACTCCAGATCAGATTGCAGACCTTCATGTCAGTGAGAATTCTAGGGTTGGAATGACACCAGAAGAGATCGCTGCTGTTAGGGCGCAGGGAGAGGCAGATGCACAGGCTCGCGGATTCTTTGATAAGTCTAAGAATAGGGCAGTAATTAACGCCGCACACATTTTGGCTAGGACAACCCTATTTGGAGAATCGCCATCGGACGCTCTTAGGCACGAAACATCTCATGCTCTTGAGCAGATCCCAGAATTTAAGAAATTTAACGAAAAAACCGACAATCTGCTATTTACCAATACTGAAAGAGATTTGCAGGGCAATATACTCAAGCAAACAGATGGAATCTACGACGACAACGCATTGGTTGAGATGTACATCAAGAAATATCTTGGGAGTACGCCGGATAGCAAAAAGATTGAGTTCTCCAGCAGGCTTGGATTGTGGAATCCAGAAACCAATAGTCTAAATATCCCAGAGGTTGTCAAATATATGAAGAGCGAGGTAACGGCTGAATTGACATCTGGAAACCTTCGTTCTGGACTTGGAAAGTTAATGGGTGCTGAAGCCGGAGTTGCGAACTGGATCGCAATGCGTCAAAAGCAGGGGTTCTTAGGTAAAGCAATAAACGCCGTAACTGGCCTTGGCGCAAAGCCGTTTGGTTCTGAGCTTCTTGGTATTGAATACACCCCAGAAGTCATTGCAGCCAATCGTGAGGCTATTAAAGCACTAGCTGAGTTCAATGGCAGGTTTGAGCTTAACCCAGAGGGACAATTGGGTCGCGAGATGACCGAAAAGGAGATCAGGACAAACCCAGTTCTTAGGAAAAGGTATGGGCTGACTGGGGGAGAATTCCAGACGCAACTTCAAGGAGTTATTCGTGATGAGAATGGAAAGATAGTTGGAAAACCTGTAGTTATCACCAACCCAAACGCTTCAGAGGGCAATTGGAAATATGACGATCAAGGAAATAGAAAGCAGGTAAAGGGATACGGACAAGTTCCAGATGAATTCCAAGGAGTTCCTATTCCAGCAGGAGGATCGCTAGAAGTATACCGCGACTTCAAATATGAGCCAGACGGAAAGACTCCGATCCGCACAAGTAACAAGGATTTAAACCAACTTGAGGCAGATCGCGGAGATCTAATCCGCAAAGCTCTTACAGAGGCTGCTTACGACGACTCCACAAGCCGCCTGACTCCGTTTTCTGCTGATGGGCTGTCATGGGACGGCATCATGTCAAAATCGCAGATACAGGCAATTAAAGACATTCCTGAGTCCATTCTCCCACTTTCTATTAAAGAAAAGATATTAGCATTTAATGATGCAATGGCTCGCGGGGAAGGAAGCACGTTCGACATAGATTATGCACCTCGTAGCGGAAGAGGTAAGGCGTACAAGGGGCGCAAATCAAACATATATCACATGATACCAATCGGCTTTGGGTTCTCTAAGGCTGGCAACTTTTATTTACGCACTCTTTCACTTAATGCTGCCTTCAGGAAGCTCAACGCTAGAGCGAAGTTGATGAAGGGTTGGCTTGACCCTTGGGATGGAGATAAGAATTTATTCATGAAAGAGCTTCAAGACACATACTTGAAGAACACTTATGAAAAGCGCGATGGATGGATCGGACTTGATCCTAATCATCCAGCCGAGAAAACCCCATTGGCGGAAGTCAAGTTTGGAAGGTTTTTGGACTTCATGAACATGATCGGGTCTGACACTCCCATCAATCCACAGCGTTCTGTAACTCCGGCAGATCCATCTGCTAGGAAATCAAAGAGGTCTAATCTGTCGGCAGAAGAGGACAACGCAGGGATCGATAATTTATGGCGCAGCCACAGGCTTGACGCTATAGCCGACATTGCAGATACAACGGAGCAGACGGGCGCATATAAGATGGATCTAAACAGGGTTTACAAGGCTCTCATGCCAAAGCCAGAGGAAGGCGAGGAAGCCATAAAGCCTCTAACTTTTGCACCAAAGGGAGAGCGGCCTGCTCTAACGCCGGAGATTCTTAAAGGAATTACGGCTACGCACATTGCCCCAAAGAAAGAAAACGGCATATCCTTCATGCCATCCGACGAAAAATATCCCACCAGCGAGCGTGGATTCTACTCAGGCTTGCAAAAGACCATCGATGAGAAGATGCCAGCAAAGGCATCGCCACAGCAGATTCTGTCCATCGTCAACAACCCGCAGAACGCCAAACCTGAAGAGGTCAAGTGGAGTAACCTTGCAGGATTTGTGGAAGGCAAAACCAGCGTCACCAAGCAAGAGGTTCTAGACTACTTACGCAACGAGGGATCGGTGAAGTTTGAGGAGGTAAGTCTAAAAAAAGGTGGAGGACAGGATCTAAAAATACAAATTCAAGAAAATCTTGATGCGCAAAGAAAGTATTTTGAAGATGCTTTTGCTAAATATGGTGTAAGTAACATAAGAGATTTACCAAATGAAGTAAGGTTTAGTGATGAAAGAAAACGATTAGAAGAAGAGGGGCAAAGACTTTCTGTTGAAAGAACTAATCAATCTGGAAGAATTATACAGGAACCAAAATACTCCCAATATGTCCTTCCTAATGGCGAGAACTACAGGGAGGTCGTGCTGACGATGCCTGTTGAGCAAAAGCCAATACCAACAACAGACATTAATGTTATCTCTCAAGAAATGTATGGAAGAAAGTATTCTGAACTTTCTCCAGAAGAAGGCGATAAAGTTTGGTCAGAATATAAAAACAGATCAGTAGTTAAGGATGCACAAGTAAATCCTTATGCTTATCGTTCCTCCCATTTCCCAGACATCCCCAACTATGTTGCCCACATGAGAGTTGATGAGCGTCCTGATGCTGAAGGCAATGATGGCTTGTTCATCGAAGAGATCCAGTCTGATAGGCATCAGCAGGGTAGGGAGAAGGGGTATAGGGGAAACAAAGATGAAGAAATTGCAGCAAACCTAGCCAAGCAAAAGGAAAATGTTGCCAAAATGGAAGTTTTGGAAAAGCAACTTACTGAAAAATATGGAGAGGATAGGAATGCTTGGGATAAATCCGTATATCCTCGTGATGAATTGTGGCATGAGTGGAAAAAACTCCATGAGATAAATAAGTTGCTTGCTTCAGAAAAAGCAAATCTAGTTGATGGATTAATCCCAGACGCACCATTCCGCAAAGACTGGCCTGTCCAGATGTTCAAACGAGCGTTGCGTGATGCAGTCGAAAGCGGCAAGGAGTGGATTGGATGGACGGGTGGTGAGACGCAGGCAGAACGCTATGACTTGAGTAAGCAGGTTTCATCACTTCATTACGACGAGAAAGACAACTCGCTTATCGCTTATGGCATGGATGGAGAGCAGGTGATCGGGAAAACCGTCCAAACCTCTGAATTGCCAGACATGATTGGCAAAGATGCCGCCCAAAAATTACTAAGCCAAGCCCCCAACGGTGACGGTGAAAAGATACTTTCGGGTCAAGACCTAAAAGTAGGCGGAGAAGGCATGAAAGGCTTCTACGATAACATCCTTCCTAAAGAGATTGGCAAGTATGTCAAAAAATGGGGTGCAAAAGTGGAGGAAGGAGAGGTAGATAATCGTCAACCCGAAGACAACGCTTATTACGAGGAACCGAAGCCAGAGCATTTTACCCCAATCTGGAAAGTACAAATCACCCCAGAAATGCGCTCCAGCATCAAAGAAGGAGGTCAGATCGCATTCATGCCATCCCGTGAGGAAGAGCCTGAGCGCATAAAAGAAGCTACCTACACCAATCCTCGCTCTGGCGAGGTATCTCGCGGGGCTACCCACCTTATTGCCAATCCTAACGCGCCACAGGAGGCTACAGACCGCGAATCTCCTGCATATGGCTTTGAGACTGATAAAGGACGCATTGTCGACAGGAACGAGGCGTACAGCATTGCACAAACCGCTGGGCAGCTAAAGGAACCTACTAATAAGGAGGAGAGGTTCCACGCTGATCGCGGAGTATTGCACAGCGGGATGTATGAGCCGAACCGCATCTCCTTCTTGCCTTCGTCCAAGATGGACGAGGCATACGAGGCCGCAGTTAGGGCAGGCGACGAAACCGAGCAACGCAGGTTAGTTGATGAGGCCGCAAAAGAGGCTGGGTACACGGTTAAGGCGTATCACGGCACAAATAAAAACTTTCGTGTATTTAAGGCGCAGTTTGGTAATGCCATTTGGTTCTCTGAAAATCGTAAAGATATTGAAAGTGGTGAGTCAGGTGCGGCGAGCACCAAGAAAATCATGCCTGTTTATCTGAACACGGGCAGGGAGGCGGGACGAGATGAATACGAAAGGCTAACAGAAGGTCAACTCATGCGGGATTATGACAGTGTAAACTTAGAGGGAACTCGCATTGTGTTCGATCCATCACGCATAAAAAGTTACGACGAGATCACAAAATCTAAAGGCAAGCTAATCCCTCTCTCCCAACGCTTCGATACCAGCAAGCCGGACATCAGGTTTATGCCAGCTGACGAACTTCCCAAGACCGAAGACGGCAAGGTCGATTGGGAGAGCTTCAAGACCAAGGGCATGGAGATCGCCAAGCCGCTGGCTGCACTTGCTCCAATTGGAGGCATTAGCTTCATGCCTGCTCAAGACATCGAAATGAAGCCCTCAGACGATGGAAGGACGATTGTCTACCAGCACGACAAGAAGACCACCATTAAACCGCCTGTAAAGTCGGTTAAAACGCTAAAGAATGAGATTGTCGGTATGCTTGAGGCAGATCGCCACAATACTTTAGGCGACAATATGGGAGGGCCGATGCACCCATTCCTTCTTTCCAACCAAGCAATAGCAAAACTGAAAGATGGTCGTGGATTTAAGCCTGTATGGGCCAACATGAATTCTGCATTCGTGACTCGCGCCAAGAACATCATTAAGAACACAACCTCTGGTCGCGCCTTAATCCAGCTCATGAAAGAAGAGGCTCACATCAGCAATAGAAAGTTTGTACGCGATGTGATGTCAGAACTGGATAAGAAAAAAGATGCTATGCCAAAGCAAATCGTGGATTCCCTCCATGTCATCCTTGAGCTTGGCGCACGAAATCCTGCCACAAAACTAAAGGAAGTAACTAAAGCTAAAAAAGCATTTAAGGATGGAGAAATTACACAACGCGAACTTAATAAAGTCCTAAAAGACAATAAGGAAGCAATTGATAAGTATGGCCCTATGGTTGATTTCCTATCCAAGCTAGGGTCAATCAAATCAAAAGCCACAAGGGGCAATATTGAGTCTTTCAATAAATCGTATGCTGATCACATCAAACAATACCAAAAGCAGGACTGGTATAAGAAGATCGCCGATAAATACAAAAACACCGCTTTTGCTGACGAAGCAGCTCGTTTCACATTTAACCAGCGTGGTGCAGCCATGAAACGACTTCGCGGTATTGCTCATGCGCCAGACATTGGCAAGATGCTTGCAGATTCAATGGATTTCAAGGGCGGAAAGAACCTTGACCTTGTTGCTAGTGTGCAACTCTCTAAAGATCCCGATGCGTTTGCCATCTACACAGGTAATGATCCAAAGCAAGAAACAAAAATGAGCCAAAATGAGAGGTATCTGCGTGATCAGTTCCTAAAAAACAAGAACTTCAGAAAGCATCCTTCTTATGACTGGATGATGCTTGGCCCTGAAAAGGCAGATAACTTCATCCTTGAAAAGCCAGTCGATCCCCTTGTATTATTCCCAGACTATGCCAAAAGTCATCCAAATGCTAATGTAAGAAACGGAAGCAAGGAAACTATTGTCGGCACAATGAAGAAATCAAAAATACCTCTAAAAATAAAATAACATGGATATATTAATCACAGATAAAGAAAAAGGGCCAGAGGGATGGGAAATGATTCCCGTTGACGATGTAAATGTCTTCTACAATCCCAAAACCATTGACGAGGCAAAGATTACTGAAATGGTTGAAAATTTTGCCAATGGTGACACCGAGGAAATGGATGAAAATGCGACTTTTGATACTGCGCTAGACCGAGAGGAATTTTAACAACCAACTATTATGCCCCTGCGAGCCTGCTCATCCCAAAACTGCTTTAACCGAAACGTATCTACCGAAGTAAAGGCAGGAAAACCAATCAAACAGGCCGTAGCAATCGCATATAGCGTGAAGCGCAAGGCGAAAGCTAAAGGAAAATAATTTATGGCACAACCAACCCCACGCAAAGAAGACCTGAAGCCTATTAGCGAGGCTGTATGTATGTTTATTGATCATGGCTTGTTTATCTCGCAAGCATTGAGACTCGCTCAAGACTTCAAGAAGGTCTATGTTTATACTCCTTGGGAGACGGCGTTCCCTCGCCTAACTTCACAGGTTGGGCTTGGATATGATGAGTTACAGCTTGTTGATAGCATCTTTGGCCCTTGGTTTGATTCTATTGATGTTTTTGTTTTTCCCGACATCAACTCAGGCCATCTTCAGCAGTATCTAGTAGATCAAGGAAAGGCTGTTTGGGGATGCCGACTTGGTGAGTGTCTTGAGCTTGAGCGTGAAGGAATGAAAGAGATCCTAAAGGCTCTTGATCTTCCCGTTGGAAAGTTCACACACATCAAAGGAATGGAAAATTTGCGTGTATTTTTGCAAGAGCATGATGGGCAAAAGCATTGGGTAAAAACTAATAAGTGGCGCGGAACATTTGAGACATTTTCTTGCGAGCATTACAAAGATGTTGAACCGAAACTTGATTCTGTAGAACACCATCTTGGGCCACTCAAACACGTTATTGAGTTTACTGTTGAAGAAGATCTCCCTGATAAAGTTGAAGTAGGTACAGATGGATTTGTTATTGATGGAAAACAGCCTTCGCAACTTATGGCTGGAATTGAGGTGAAGGACTTATGTTACGTTGGGAAATTCCTTAAATACAATGACTTGCCAGAACCTGTGCGTCGATTCAACGACCGCATGGAGCCTGTATTTGCTGCCTATGGTTATCGCGGATGGATGTCATCCGAAGTTAGGATTGGGAAAGACCATATCGGCCACATGATCGATGGATGCATGAGATCGCCTAGCCCTCCAAATGAGCTATGGCAGCTTGTCTATGCTAATTTCTCCGAGATCATCTACTACGGAGCGCATGGCATCATGGTTGATCCCGAACCTACCGCAAAGTATGGAGCCGAAGTGCTTATTCATAGCTCATGGGCGAGCGGAAACTGGCAACCCGTGAACATTGAGCCTGAAGTACGCGAGTTTGTTAAGCTACGCAATTCAATGAAGATCAACGGGCGCGAATACATCTCTCCAATGGGAGACGGCCTGCCTGAGATCGGAGCCGTTGTGGGGCTTTCTGACGAGTCTATTGAGGACGCTATTGAAGAAGCATTCAAGAATGCAGAGGGAGTAAGCGGATACTATCTGGACATCCCGAAAGCATCTACAGAAACAGCTCTTGAGCAGATTGCCAAGTTGGAAGAGTTGGGCTTGAACTACTTCAAAGACTAGCCATAATTTTTTCATCTATGGATGAATTAAGGAAACTCAAGCGAGGAACCGTTAGAGATGACGGCCTTGTGTTTTTGCGTTATCGCAAAAGCTGTAAAAATGGCGAATATTGGATTACTCCAGATAAATTTATAGAATACAATAATCGTCAAAAAGAAAGCGGAGATGCGTGGAGAAAAAGGAATCCAGAAAAAAGCAAAGAATGTTGTAGAGCATCGTATCAAAAGAATAGACAGAAAAAGCTAGATTATCACAGAAATAGAAGGGCAAAGAATCCAGAGATATATCAGGCTAGGCAAAATGCATATCGACAAGCGAATCGTGAAGCAGAGCGAGCAAGGGCAAACGCTAGAAGAAAAAAAGATCCAGAGAAATATAGGAAGAGAATAAGGGAATATCACAAAACCCATCCTGAAAAAAGATGTGCATTAGAAGCAAAACGAAGGGCTAAAACAGAAGGAACTCTTTGCAATCTCAACAAAGAACAAAAGAAAATTATAGAATGCTTGTATAAATGCCGAAAAAGGGTTTCAGAATGTACTGGTATAGAGCATCATGTAGATCATATTATCCCGCTTTCAAGGGGAGGATTGCATACCCCAGAAAACCTTCAAGTGATACTTGCCTCAATAAACATGAGCAAGTCCGACAAACTCCCTCATGAATTTTCCATTGCCGCATGAGCATCCGCCACATCCTCGCCGTGACGATGACATCCCTCCCCACAAATGAGAATTGAGATCAAGTCGATTGACCCTGCGGCGATTAGATACCCTACCTGCGGAGATTGGATTTGGTTGCCGGACGGATCGCTCCAGATCTTTGTTCCAGATTACGCCAATGAGAACAGTGCGTTCCTAGTGGCTCTCCATGAGCTTGCAGAGGCATGGATGTGCCGCGACGCCGGTATCAGCGAGGAAAGTGTATCCAAGTGGGATATAGACCATCCTGACGCTCCTGAGCCTGCCGAGGTGGAAGGCTCCCCATACATGGATCAGCATTCTATTGCAACGCAGGTTGAACTCCGAGTCGCTGCCGGAATGGGCATCAATTGGAAAAATCACGACAAGTGGGTGCAGAACGCCGGAGATGAGGTAGAGCGTCAGTTAAACAGCGGAGTGCCTGTGGCAAGAATCACCAAGGAAGGATCGCGGTACTGGGCAGAGCTTCACTTATTCGGTCTTCGTAATCCTAGCTTGTGTACAGAAAACGATTTCTGGTTCAAACAATGGATGTTGTCTCTTCCGTTCGATGGATGTCCCTGCGAACAACACCTAAAAGATTTTTTACGCAACAATCCCACGGATTGGTCAAATTTTTTTGCATGGAGCGTGCGTTTTCACAACTCCGTGAATGATCGTATTGGGAGGCCGACGATCAGCGTTGAAAACGCGAGAATCGTCTGGACGAACAGGTCGTTCTAGGCTGTAGAGCCTGTATTTATAAGCCTCAAATTATTTTCAAAATAATCGTTGACGCAAAGCGGCTTTGGTACTATTGTGTCTTCAGTCAGTAAGAACAAACACACATCCAACCCATAAATAAAATGACCTCACTACTTGCAAAACCCTATGTCGGAATTTCCAGTCCTGAGATTGCACACTATGAGACTCAAGACGCTCTCATAGATCGCGACTACGCCGCCGTAGGTATTCGCACACGCCGCCGTTGCACTGCCACCGAAGCTGAACACGCAGCCTTCTGGGATGCAGTCAATCGTCGTACCGAGCCACCCGTGTATTTACCTATAGCTGGCGACATCATCGGTTATGACAAATTTTGCAAGCCAGTTTACGCATAAACGACAATGATTACACGAATCTACAAAATCGGAACGCAATACAGAACTCGCGACAAACGCAAGGATTTATGTACCATCACGGATATTTTTCGCACATACAACAACAAGGGAGAGCTTGTAAAAACTGCGTATGTCTCGACACATGAATTTATGGGTCAGACGATCACTTGTTACGATGTTCCAGCAACCGCCATTGCTCGCGGTCTAGTATTTGGATTCTAATATGAACATCGTCCAGAGAATCAACTTCCTAAAATGGTGCGCCTTCCATCGCCTGCCAGTAAAACGCTTTCCGGCCTATGGGGAGCGTGTGGCATCAATCTATAAAGCCGCATACCTCAAATGAAATACGACGAAGACATCCTACGGATCATCGATCAGATCGGAGGCCACATCTCCGTTCCGGCGCACAAGATACCCAAGCGAGAGATCAAACTTACGCCGCTTGCCCTCAGACTACTGGCAAGAAAGGATGCCGAGCAGGTTGAGCAGAACCCAATCAAGCGAAGCGAAGCATGGAACCATGTCGCTCCCCAACGCAAAGTACGCCAGATCGGTGAGGCAACAGGCCGGATGGACTTTGACCGAGCAGAGCGAGATTACCACGGCTACGAAAAGCCCATAGAAATCGCTACTGGAGGTCATCGGCTACGAGGACTCGACTTCTTGATCAAATCGCGCACATAGCCTATCCTCGTCCGATTATGAGCTTCCGCAAAGTCTGCACCGCAATGATCAACGGCAAACGCTGGAGCGTGGGTTTCGGATTTACTGGCAAGACCGCCGGAATAGTTGACGACGGGTCTTGCAGGTACGCCACGAACAGGATCGTCATTCACTCAGCGCACAGCGGTAGGGTGCGTAGCCTAGAGGAGTGCGTGATCCACGAGGTTGCACACGCTGTTTTGCCCCAGATCGACGAGCCGACAATCACCCATCTGGGAGAGGTCGCCGCGAAGGTACTTGCAAAGATGCAGGCCGCAGAGCCGCATAAACGCTAGTTCTACAGCCCATAAAAATAAATCAAAATATCCCATTGACGCAAAGCCGCTTTGGTACTAGTCTTTTAAATGTCAGCCACACACAACACACACAACACACACAACACACACACATACAACACACACATGAACTACCAAGTCACCCTCACCTTCGACGAACTCGTCCAAGCTCGCGTCGGACTCCAGTTGTGTATAGAACACCACTGGCGTATGCGCCGCGCATCCGCAGGCATCGTTTCCGCTAATTGCTGGAACTCTGCAATCAGAGGCAAGATCGCCGCCCTCCGCGCACTCAATAAATTCACCGCAGTCTAATCACCAACCCATAAATAAATAAACGCCATGACAATAGCCGAACACCACGAATTCGCTCAGATTGAGCGCACTTGCGACGAGATTCGCAAAGACAACATCGACCTTCAGGCCGAGATTCAGTCTCTTCACCGCGACCTATGTCAGATCCTAACGCTAAACACGCTGGGCAAGACTAAGGCCATCGCCGACCTAGCAAACGCAATCCTTTCACACTCCTCACGATAATGCGCTGTATCGAAAACCTAATTAATGGAAACCTGAAGGAAGCTCGCGCCGGAGCTAGAATTGCCAGCTTCAGCAAGATCCTAAACGCCGCTGAAATGGCTCATGGGATGTCTATGCGCGAAGCCCTGTACACAGCAAAATACCTTAAGGGTGAAATCGAATGGGCGCAATATTGCCAAGAAAAGCACGCATTAACCTTTGTCGAATAATGATCATCCAAAACATCCTATGGTTTTTACAGGGCGCATTCCAAGCTGCTCTGCCACTCCTAATTGCATTTGCACTAATCCACCTCATCTACCGCCCACAAAAATGAACACACACACACAATACCTACTCAGCACGCTAGAAGCCCTATTCACATCACAGGTCGCAATGGCAGAGGCTCATGGCCTCCCAACGCTTCCACACATTAGCTTGGCTAGGGCTAAGGAGCTGTTGACCGATATCAGGATTGCCAAAGCCGTAACTAAGCAAAAAAAAGACCCTGCATACTTTAACCGTCTAGACACAATACATTGCAAATAATGCAATTAAGTGTTGACTCTGAAACCAAAGCCGCTACAGAAACAGCTATGGAAAATATACACCCATACGAGGCCGGAAAGAATGATATGCGCGAAGAGCTTCTTGCCCTAGCGTATGACCGCTATTGCTTTCTTAAAAAGTGGCATGGCAAAGACTCAGTGGTTTGCGATGCATTAAGGGGGTTTATCCTTGATGTCCGCGAGTCACAGGCATTAGAAATTGAGAAAGCTCTGCAAACAGAAACAGCTAACGAATAAATAGATGGCAAAATATAAATTACATAAATCCGATACGATCTTAACAAACGTCCATTCTAAGAAAGTCTGCAAAGGAAACTATTGCTGCATACATAACCCAAGCAAACACCACATGGCTGACTGGGAGCAGGTATGGCGAGAGGATAGACGCATGATGGAACGCATCTGCCCAGAGCATTCTTGCGGACATCCAGATCCCGATGATCCATCTGCGGATCGCACGCATGGTTGCTGTGGGTGCTGCCGCCCACCAGAAACTAATAAATAAATATGAAAGCTAAAGAATACTTTGGAGATCGTCCCTGCATAAATTATATATGGGTCATGCTTGACAGGTTAGGCCCATTTATACCTAAATTGCGACCTGCGGTAAAAATGCCGCCAAAGCAACCATTAACTAAATAATTTTATGAGTCGTGAACCTATCAACCATCCTGCATTTCCTGTAGCTGCTTACGCTGGCGACGAAACCAACCCAATCGTCCGGCCTAATAGCGGAATGGGAATCCGCGATTACTTTGCAGCTGCCGCTCTCGCTTCCCTTGCTAAAGACAAACAGGCCGGAGAGCCAGAGGTTGTCGCTGAAACAGCTTACGCCTTTGCAGACGCAATGCTAGAGGAACGCCAATACACAAACCGTAAATAATATGTGGCATCACAATAAAAAGAATCCAATGGTATCAACTCCGGCAAAGGCTCCGGCAAAGCCAGCTCCTGTTAACGCTACTGGTCAGTCTAGTTCCTCATCCAGTATTAAGATGGGATCTCCTGAGATTCGTATCGGACTAGACGGAGCGTCCCGCCGTTCTGGAATGGGAGAGGATAAGTTCCCCAAAATGCCAAAGGATAAGAAGGTTGCTATGCCTAAGCCAAAGAAAGCCCGTATGCCAAAGGTAAAAATTCCAAAGGCGAAATAATCACCGCAGTAAAAACAAACCAAAAAAACAAACATATGTCCGAAGAAACAAACACACCAGAAATCCCAGCCAGCGAGACAGCCGCACCTGCACAGCAAACGCTACAGGAGATGATTGCCGGAATTGATATTACCGAGGTCACATTTGAACAGATCTTCCGCGAGCTAATCGGAGCCATCCAGAATGTCGCCATCACCGCACAGATTGCCCTTGGTATCGCAGAGCGCGTCAAAATCCGCGACCTTGCCGCTGCCGCTGCCGCATCTTCACAGGAGGAGGTTCCTGTTGTCACTCCAGAGCTTGAGGTGGTCTAAATAATCTGCCCGTGGAGGAGGTGGTCTTCTAGGAGATCGCTTCCTCCGCAGGGGTATAAATATATGAATGTCTCTATATCATTTCCAGCATTGCTAGGATTTGCCTTTATCATCCTTAAGCTGACCAATTTCATCGCATGGTCATGGCTCTGGGTACTAGCTCCTTTCTGGATTCCTCCGGCAATTTGCCTGCTTGTTATCCTTGCGGCTTTGGTACTTTCGCTTATAGTTGCATTCCATGAAGGCTAATAATTTATACAAACGAGCAGCCAAGTCTATTGACGGCGCAGATGAGGCTATCTCACCACGCTCTCACGCAGAAGAGCCAGCCGGAGATAAGGCAAAAAAAGCCAATCCCCAGCGCATGGACATCCTCCGCAGAGCAGCAATCTCAAACAGGCAGAACGATGTATCCAACTCATAAACAAGAAAACGAATGCACCGATGCGGCAATCGCCTACATCAGAAAACACTACCCAAATGAAAGAAAAGAACCCTCACCTACAGCGTCACATCCTAAAAACGGAGACGTACCACGAATTAATGAACAGCCGGATTCACAAGCATACACGAAAGAGCTTGAATAGTAAGCTGGGCGGACTTGCCAAGGGCATGAAAATCAAGAGCGATGAGCGAAGCGATTCATAAAAACCAATTTGGATGGGGTGGTGGAAAGGGCGACTACGAGCGTCCTGTCAACAGAACTGTATTCCGAGAAAACATTGATAAAATAAAGAAAAGCCCGATGCGAGGGAAAGCCGTTGCAGTCAAGGGTGGCAAGACAACCTATAAATACTAAAATGAAAAAGATCCCATCCGAAGTACGAGATTACCTTGCCATGATTGGCGCAAAGGGAGGCTCCAGCAAGAGCGAGAAAAAGCTGAAAAGTATCAGCGAGAATGCCAAGAAAGGTGGATGGCACGCACAGAAGCGTAACCAGCCACAGGCGGAAGCGGCATAAACACAGGCTCTACAGGCCATAAAATTATTTTCATTTATTTTCACCAAATCGCTTGACACCTAAGCCGCTTTGGTACTATTGTGGTCGTGTAGTCAAAACAACCAACACACACACACATGAAAAACAAATCCTTCATCATCCTAGCCAACGACACTCTGTTCGCCGTCGAAGCCTCCAGCATCTCAAAAGCTGCATCCGAGGTTCTTGGAGTTGAAAAAGCAGTGCCAGTGCGTAGCTGGTGTCGCAGTTTTTCAAACTTGAAGTCCTGCAAGGGACAGAATCTTCAGTACACCTATTGCTCCGTTTGGATCAGCTTTGAAGAACTTCTCGAAACAGGACTCACCCACCTCAATTACGATTATTGCAAAGCCTAATCCAATCAGGGAGGGGTTCGATCCCCCTCCCAAAATAAACATAGACACCAGTACCAAAGCCGCTACACTAACCCAGTCGGTCAACCCAAACACACACACATGAATACATTCAACCTATCCGAAGACATGACCCTGTTGCTTATCAGGGCATCCTATGACCGCAAGGCCATCCTTGAGAAAAAGTACGCCGCTATTGCCAAGCGCAAATGCTCTGATTACGACAAAGACGAAGCTCGTAACGACATACGCGAGGAGTTAGAGATGGCCTGCGATGCAATCGCAATGCTCGCAGATGCACCACATCGCCGCCCTGCACCTTTAATCTAATCACCAACCCAAACACACACACATGAACATAACGATAAATGCATCGCTAGTCAAAGCTCTCAGCGAGCTTACCAACCTTGCCAAAGACAAGGTCAACCCACACTTCAAGTCGCGCTTCACTTCGCTGGACGCGATCCTCGACGCAACCCGCCCAGTACTTGCCAAGCACGGCCTAGCTCTAAGCCAAGAGCCAGTCTTTGAAGACGGCATGGCTGGCGTAGTCACTCGCATCATTCACACCTCCGGCGAGAGCAGGGAGAGCAAACTCCTGTTGCCATTGCGCGACCAGACAGCCCAAGGAGCCGGAGGGTGCATAACTTACGCTCGTCGTTACTCCGCCGCCGCAGTTTTGGGAATTGCGAGTGAAGAAGATATTGACGGCAACGAGGCCAGCACACACCCAAAGTCCATGACGCACCCCAAGGCCATAACGCGAGCCGCTATAGCCAAGGCTGTAATCAACAAGCCGGATAACTCGCTGGATACGCTCTTCGGCCTGATGGACACCAACAAGGTTTCCGAGGAAGAGATTCGCGCATTCTGCCTGTCAAAAGGCATGAAGGATGTGCCGGAGTTTGTGGCGGACATAAAGGAGGCTGTCGCAAAGCGTCTGGTGGAAATCTTCTCCGAGGTGGTTGCATTCAGCCTTAACAAATAATATGAACTACGAACAAACTTGGAAAGCTACAGCAACACAGCTTGCATCTGAATCACCACTAAAATTTGGGTGGTTGCTAGATGGCACTTATATTGGAATTGGATCAACCGCAATACACATCATATTCCCTGCTACATTGCGAGATCAAGAAAGGACACTTTTCTTCCCTCAATTGAAAAAGAAGATTGAAGAAAGATTTAAATCGTTTGGTCACACAATGCATTTTGAACCTTGTTATTCTGATGATGAAGGAGGGGATATTCCTTTCAAATATTCACCAATAAGGCTTTCAGAGCGGATTGACTACCTTGAAAAGTGCATCGTATCTCTAAACAACCTTTTGTAATAAAAGCATCTAATCCTATGAACGAGTTCAGCCTTAACAAATAATCATATGAATTCTTGCAATTATCAGATTCCAAAAGTTGCAAATATAACTCCTCATATGTTTATACAACAAAATGGAATAAAACTTAAAATAAGTGGGCAACAAAAAGAAAATGGTGGGATTAGATATTGGGCTGAAATGCCAAATGTACGATACGAAGCAGCTTATGGAATTTTAATGACTCCCCATACTGTCAAACCTTACAATTCTTGGGAAGAGGCAGCATGGAAATGCATTTTAGATTTATGTGGAAGAAAAATTTTCATTGGAGAAAGCGTAATTTTTCGTGTTTGTATTTCTTTGGCAAATCTTTTTCCATTACATTTGCATTTTAAATGTATTGAAGTTCCATTTTTTAAAAAGGGAGAATATAATTCAAAACAAATTGTATTAATAAAAAATAAAAATCCTAATGAATAAAGATATTCCTAAATTTTCAGAAAATATCATGGAAGGTGTTTTGCTTGGAGTTTCACAAGCCAGCGATGAAATGCGTCAAAAGTTGCATATCATGGAAATCCAAAGAGATAGGGCAATAGAAATTGCTCTTGATTGCTTAAATGGAAGAATGGGAAAAGAAGAAATCCTAGCTCTTGCAGATTTGATTGAAGCTACAAATCCTAACAAATAAATATATGACAAAGACAAACAAAAAAGAACTTTTGGAAAATCTAAGAAGTCGTCTATTTGATAAATATGAAATCGAAATGGTAAATATTTACAAAACCATGAGGGAAGATGATTTCACGAAAGAACTTTTGGCAATGGGCATAATCACTCCTGAAGAATGGGTAGATACAATGGATGATGCTTTTTCTAATCTTTGGGAGTTCATTTCAACACATACAGACACATATGACATCTGACGAACGCGAAAACAAAATGTCCGGCAGTGCAATGGCGACATACGCCGACTGCGCCGGAAAGTTCCAACTAGAAATCACTTGCCCTCCTAGCGAGGGCGGGGCAGCGGCAGACATGGGTACTCGCATCCATGCCTACCTTGCCGGAGAGAAGATCACCCTAAACGACGAGGAGCAGTCAATCGCTGATCGTTGTCAGGAAGAGTACGCAGAGATCCTTGAGACGCTTAATTTCGGAGAGCCGGATCATGTCACCATTGAGAAACGCCTATGGTACGGAGACATCTGGTCAGGCCAGATCGATCTGATCCTGCACTGGGGAGACAGGGTTCTGATCGTCGATTGGAAAACTGGCAGAGTCGGGACAGGGAACTCAGCCGCCGATAATATCCAACTCCGCGCCTATGCGGTTCTTGTCCGCAAGAATCTGAACATTAAGGAGGCATATGTCGCCATCGTACAGCCAATGGCGCAAAAGTACACAATTGCCCATTATGATGAGAATGACCTGATCGACGCTGAAAAGCAGATACAGGGCATCGTGGAGGCCGCAATGCATCCTGAAGCACAAAGGACACCAAGCGCATCGGCCTGTAAGTATTGCCGAGCCAAGGCTATCTGCCCAGAAGTCGGAGGAGTCGCATCAGAGCTGGCAGTATTTACACCAGCGCAGGTTCCGGCACTCAGCAACGAGGCAATAGCTGATTTCTTGGATAAATCCGATGTGGTTGAAGCGTTTATCGAAGCGATTCGCGACGAGGCCAAGACGAGACTCCTAAAGGGCGAGGAAATCGCAGGACGCAAACTGGCATCAGGCCGTACCAGCCGGAGCGTTGAAGACCCAGTAGAAGCATTTAAAGCCCTTGAACAGTACTTGACACCTAACGAGTTCACTTCTGCTTGCAAGGTTTCGATTCCGCAACTAGAAAAGATTTTTGCCACAGCCAATGACATGAAACCCGCAGAGGCGAAGGCCGCTCTTGGTAAATTGTTGGAGGATGTGCTAGTGACGAAGACTGGATCTGCCATGATGGTACGATGCAAGAAAGAGGATAAGTAAACCAAAAACAAAACACACATATGTCTGATGAAATGACAGAGAAAGAGTTAGCTATTGTTTCTGCTATTGCGGCAGAAGCTGTTGATGCATTGCAAGTGGATGTTTTCCAAGCACAAGAAATTGTCGAGGATCGTATTCAGTTCCTTGTCGATGCTGAGTTGATCGAAGTCGAGGATGGTTCCGAAATGATTCGGACTATTCTTCATATCGCTCTTGATGCGTTGTTAGATACAGACGAAGAAGAGGATGAGTGCGGCGATTGCGACGAGTCAGACGAGGACGAGGATTGCGACGAGAGGGCTTACTAATGCAATACGATAACAAAAATACAGGCGCAGCGTTCTTGAAAGAGAATGTCAACCCGAAGGCTCCAAAGTGGAGTGGCCCACTCAACGTGGATGGTAAGGATTATCAGGTTTCAATCTGGGAGAAGACTTCCAAGGGCGGACTGGATTTCCTTTCCCTAAAGGTTGAATTACCACGACCGAAGGGTGAGGGATACAAGCCTAAGCCAAAGTTCACGCCGGACGATTCTGATATCCCCTTCTAAAGATGAGCGCAGTAGTTTCCAAAAAGGGTCTAAAGCCTACTGATCAATTCGTCTGCGATGATTGCGGTGACATCATAACTGCTCACAGCATCATGGACGGCGAGATGGTCTACTATGTCAAAGAGGATCGTAGCAATCCGCACAATAGCAAGTATCGTTGTGCGGCTTGTACCGATGACCGATGGATTAACTACTAGGATATCATGACCTCTATCTCCTTTGTAATCCCAACAGAGCCTAAGTCGCTTCAAAACAGCGGTCGCAAGGTAATGTGCAAAGGGGGTAGAGCGATATTCTACAAATCACAAGACGCTAAGTCATGGATAAAGGTTGTTGGATTTTATTCCAATCCCCATGTTCCTGCTCAATATATTCAAGGCCCAATCAGCCTATCGCTCACGTTCGTTATGAAGCGTCCAGTAGCACTCAATGGAAAGAAGTTCAATCAAGGCAGAATCCCATTTGATAAACGACCCGACACGGATAATCTTTGTAAAGGGTTTACCGATGCGCTAGTTGGTTATTGGATGGATGACAGCCAAATAACAGAATTGCACGCAAGTAAGTGGTATGCAGCAAAGGGTGAGATGCCCAAGATAGAAGTAACAATCAAACAAATAAATACATCAAATGAAAATCCCATTCACTCAGTCTGAGCTGGTATTCCAGCCAATCAAGCCGGAGCCACCAGATAGCCGCATCTATAAGCGGTTTGAGAAGTTCCATGCAGAAAATCCAGAGGTCTACAATAACCTTGTGCGATTAGCTCGCGAGTTTCGCCGTAAAGGATCAAACCATAATCGTAAGCTAGGTATCGCCATGATGTACGAGGTTCTCAGGTGGAACTACTACATGACTGTTGATGCTGGCGATGAAGAGTACAAGCTCTCTAATGATTTTCGTGCGCCATACGCACGCCTTATTATGGATCAGGAACCTGATCTGCAAGACGCATTCAATATCCGTTGCTCAGTAGTTGATTAATATGAAAACAAACATACGCAAGAAATGCACGATCAAGTTGAAGGATGGCAGGTGCTTCAAGGGATTCATCATTGGAAATGCCGGAAATCATAAATTGGCAGTAACAAGTAAAGAATACGGAGACATGATCGTAGACTCACGCGAAGTAAAAAACTAACCCATAAACATGAAACCTAACGAAGCATTCACAAATTGGTACGCCACAGAAGGCGTAAGGACTCCAGCATACCCTGTAGAGGGAGAGACATCACTACATGAGGAGTACGCACGCATTGCGTTCCAAGGTGGCTACAAGGCCGCTATCGACTATTGCGCGGCAGTTGTTGACAAGGTCGGCACTGAGCTGGGGAAAACCCCTTGACGAAGACTAGCTGAATCAGTAAATCTTTCGTAGGCCGTGAAAAGCCCATTAAACCAATGAAAAACAATTTAAGCCTCAGTTTTCTTGCGAGCCGATTCATTGCGGCAATTTTCACCGTAGGAAGACTGGGGCTTGTTTGTTAATACAATGAAAAGAAAAATTATACCATCAAAGGTAAAAAAAATGATATGGTCAAAGTCTTGCGTAATATGCGGTCTATCTGGATTAACTCAAGTAGATCACATTATTCCAATAGCCAATGGAGGAATGGATGATATAGAAAATCTTCAGCCACTCTGCAAGCAATGTAATAACAAAAAAAATTGTCACAAATCTAATGATGATTTGCTTGATTGCTATTTAGAAAACAGAGAAGCACATATAAGAAAACACGCATGGTATCTTTCAATGGTAAATAGAAATCATTGGGATGGGCCTGTAAAAGCAGTACACGATTTATTTTTGACTCGTTCTATGAAAGAGGCTTTTTAAAATGAACTTTTACCCATTTCATCTTGGAGATTATGTCAAAAAGACGGCACACTTGACTCCGACTGAAGACCTAATTTATCGCAGACTCATAGACCGCTATTATATGACAGAGGCTCCAATTCCTATGGATATAGAATGCGTTGCACGTCTGATTGGCATGAGAGATCATGTCAGTTTCGTATCTGATATCTTATCTGAATTCTTTATGAAATCAGAGGATGGTTATCGTCACGAACGATGCGACGAGGAGATAGAAAAGTATCACAAAAAAGCCGATTCAGCACGAAAGGCTAACCAATTGCGGTGGTCATTTACAGAAGAAGGTTCTGAAGCGGATCTGAAATCAGATGCGAATCAGATCCTAACCAAGAACCATGAACCAAGAACCAGAACCAATAAAAAGAAGAAAGTAGAAGTTTCCCCTGAATTTCTTTCTTTCTGGTCTGCTTATCCAAAAAAGGTTGGCAGGGGAACAGCAGAGGCGGCATGGGCTAACGCTGAAATACCAGAACTTGAGGTGATCTTGAAGGCTCTCCACAAGGCAAAGCAGTCGCCGGAT